GCAGCAACTACATGACGCACTGGAAGCAGATCGCTGTGCTCGTGAGCCTCATCCCGCTGCTCTCGGTGACTGGCTGCGCAAGCACTCAGACGGTCTATAAGACCAACACGATCTATCGCAACCCTCCGGCGTTCCTGCTTGCCGACTGCCCAGTGCCTGAGTACACAGGTACGCAATGGGGCGACGTTGTGGCGTATGCGGGGGAGGTTCAGACGATGTTGAGCATCTGTAACACGGACAAGGAATTGCTGAGAGAGTGGGTGGGTACGCATGACTGATTTTCCCGACTATAAAACCGTTTCGGTTAACAGCTTGGTGCCCTACGCCCGCAACAGCCGCACTCACAGCGATGAGCAAGTGGCGCAGATAGCGGCCTCAATAAAAGAATTCGGATTCCTGAATCCCATAATTATGGATGGCGAGAACGGCATTATTGCAGGCCATGGACGCGTATTGGCTGCGCAGAAGTTGGGCCTTGAGCCGCTGCCTTGCGTGGGGGCGTCCCACTTGACGGACGCCCAGCGCAAGGCATACGTAATCGTTCGCCGATGGCAAGATTTCACCGGCAAGCAAGCCACGCTGGAAGCGACCGGAGAGACATTCGAGGAGGTGAGTGATGGCAGAGAAGCGCCGGACCAAGCCGCCTCATGAGCCGACCAAGGCCACCCGCGACACCGTGCAGATGCACACCCTGGTCGGCACCACGCAGGGCGACATTGCTCGCGTCATCGGGATTGACGAGAAGACGCTGCGCAAGCATTACCGCGATGAGCTAGATCTAGCGAAGGCGAAGGCCAACGCAACCATTGGTGGTGCGCTGTTCAATAAGGCCAAGGCAGGCGATACCACGGCTATGATTTTCTGGATGAAGACGCAGGCCGGGTGGCGCGAGAAAGCCCCCGAAGGCGGCTCCGACGACATGGCCGCCGCCCTAGCCAAGCTAGCGGAGAGCCTGCCCGGATGAATCCCGCCTTGCAGCGCCAACTGGACCGCTGGTATGGCCTCAAGGACATCCCCGAGCAGGTCCGGCTCATTACCGAGGATTACCGCTTCAAAGTGGTTCCCGCTGGCCGTCGCTCCGGCAAGACCGAGCGAGCCAAACGGTTTCTGGCCAAGCAGGCTATGAAGAATCCCGGCGAAACCTACTTCGCAGCCGCACCGACTCAGGACCAGGCCAAAAAGATTTGGTTCGACGACCTGTGTGCCCTGACACTTTCATCTGCGCACCCGACACGGCCAAAGGTTAGCCCTCAGCCGATTATCACGCTGCCTAACGAAACCGAGATTCATATCATCGGGCTTGACAAGCCGCAGCGGATTGAAGGCATTGGCTGGACGGGCGGGATCATTGACGAGATTGCAGACATCAAGGGCAGCGCTTGGGAGGCAAACATTCTCCCGGCCCTGAACACGGTTAACCCCTTGCGCCCTGACTATCGCGCTTGGTGCTGGTTGATAGGCGTGCCGGACGGCCTGAACCACTATTACGAGCTTTACCAGTACGCGCTCAACTCAGGAGACCCAGATTGGGCCGGATATCACTGGAAGTCTGCCGAGATACTGCCAGCCGATGTGATTGAATCCGCCAAACGGGTTATGTCGGCGAAGCAGTACAAGCAGGAGTTTGAGGCAAGCTTTGAGACTGCAACGGGGCGGATATACGAGGACTACGGCCGTGCCAACCACACCAGCGCCACTATCGAGCCGCACGAGCAGCTTTGCTGGATGCACGACCAGAACTTTACGCCGCTGTCCTCAGCCATTGGCGTGAGGCGCGATAATGATTTGTATCTGCTGGATGAGATCGTGCTGGAAAGCGCCATCAGCAAGCAGTCAGCCCTTGAGTTTGTGTCGAAGTACGCCGATCACAAGAACAAGCACGTCTTGATATACGGCGATCCGGCAGGCAAGGCGGGCGAAAAGCACGGCCACGCATCCGACTACACCGACATTGAAGGCGTTCTGAAGTCGAACGGCTGGGGCTACACCCGCAAGGTTAAGAAGGCACACCCGGCCATCAAGGACCGGCAGAACGCTGTCAGGGCAAAGATTTGCACCGCTTCCGGTGATCGTAGCCTGTTTGTAAACCCTTCAACGGCGGTTTGGTGTGACAAAGGCTTGTCTACCGTCCAACTTCAGAAGGGCTCGACGTTTCAGGAAGATCAGAAAAACGAATACCAGCACATCACCACGGCCATCGGCTATATGGTCGATGTTGAGTGGCCAGTTGACCGCAAAGCAGCGGGAATGAAACGAATCAGAGGTCTAGCCTAATGCCAGTTAGCAGCACGCACCCGCAATACGATCAGATTGCCGGCGACTGGCAGCGGATGGACGACGCCCTGGCCAAAGGCTCAGCGGTTAAAGACGCTGGCACCAAGTACCTGCCGAAAACATCCGGTATGCGTGAGGCCGAGGTAGCCGCCGCTGGCCAAGAGGCCATGCTGACGCCTGCACAAGCCCGTCAGTTATACGAAGCATACAAGGACAGGGCGGTCTATCCGCTTTGGGTGAAAGACGGACTGCGTACGATGATGGGCCTGCTGTCACGGCAAGAGCTAGAGATTCAGCTACCGCCACGACTCCAGGCGCTTGAGAATAACGCTACATCAGACGGATTCAGCACCAAGCAATTGTGGTTGCGGGTGTGTGTGGCGCTGCTATCAAAGGGCCGCGCACCCATGGCCGCAGATATTGACGAAGATGGCAATCCCTACGTAGCCGAGTACAGCGCCGAGAGCGGTATAAACTGGATGGTGGCGAACAACCGTGGGCGCAGTGACTTAACGCTGGCCGTGTTTCGCGAGAAGCGCAAGGTTGATGCAGGTGATGAATTTAGCCATGCCACCGAAGACGTGTACCGCGTGTTTTCCCTCATGGATGGGCAAGCTGTTGTTCGCGTACTTAAAGAGGACGGCGAAGAGATTGATGGTGATTTTATTGGCAACGAGTCACCGGGCAACACTAAACCGCTGACATTCTTGCCGGTTGTATTTGCAGGCACCACCGACAACAACCCCGATATTGACGAGATCCCGCTGCTATCCATGGCGCAGGCTGCGCTCAAGTATTACCAAGTGTCGGCTGATTACTACACCAGCATGCACTACACCAGCCACCCGCAGCCGGTTGTTACTGGCCTGCCGGACGATGCCGAGTTGCGCGTCACCGGGCCGATGGCCGCGTGGATGCTGCCCAGCGATGGCGATGCCAAGTATCTGGAATTTACCGGCGCAGGCATTGAGGCCAACCGCCAAGCCATGACTGATCAGCGTGATGCCGCCATGGAGGCGGGCGCAAAGGTGATGGACGTGGGCGCAGAGTCTGGCGAGGCCCGCAAGACACGGCAAGACGATCAGCATATGACGCTTTACGGCGTGGCCAAACAAGCTGCCGCCGCAATCAATCAGCTGTACCGCTATCTGGCCGAGTGGATGGGTGCAGATGTTGAAGGCGTAAACGTAGAGGTTGAGCCAAAATTCAGCCGCCAAGAGCTTGATTCAGCCATGCTTCAGATTGTCTCCAACATGCGTTTGGCTGGCGAAGTTCCAAGGCAGGTTGTTTATGAGGCTATGCGTAAGGCTCAGGTAACAGAGCTTACCGACGATCAGCTTGACGCCCTGAACGAAGGCGGGGATTTGATCGATGACGAAGACGCAGAGTAAGGCCGCCAAGGCCACGGCACAGCGCAAGATTGTCGAATCGATTGCGCGACATACAGCATGGCTTCACAGGGCGGCAACGGCTCAAGTTAACGACCTGACCGAGATCATCGACAAGTCAGGCGGCACTCTAGCAAGGCTGCTTAATGACCGGCTCGACAATCTGACACCGGCTGAGCTCAAGGCGTTTTCACAGGGCAAGTACACCACCAGCAGGCTCAAAGGCTTGCGCAAAGAAATGGACGCGTGGGCAAAAGCCCTTACCAGCGAAGTCACGCAAGCCAGTTTTGAGGGCTTCGAGAAGTTAGCCGGCTACGAGGCCAGTTACGCACGAGAGACGCTATCCGGTGCACTGACTGATACGAAGCTGCCGGCAGCACCTGCAGCCGCCGCAGCGATGAAAGCGGCCAAAGATGCGCCCGTGCTCGGGCAAATGCTAAGCGACCTTGTTAGCGACGTTACATCGCCGGTTAAGAAGCGCATTTATTCAACGATCCGGCAAGGCATCAGCGAAGGCCAGACAAACCAGCAAATCGTTCGGGCTTTACGTGGCACCAAGGCGCTGCAATTTAAAGATGGTGTATTGCAAACCACCCGGCGCGATGCAGAGCGCATGGTGAGAACCTGTAGAAACCACGTGTCGAACACAGCCATGAACGAAACATATCAGGCGCTCGGCGTGGAAGAGGTTGTTTGGACGAGTACCCTGGACGGTAGAACGTCAGATGTTTGCGCCACTAGGGATGGCACCCGCTATAAGGTCGGCAGCAACCACCCTACGCCTCCCGCGCACCCGAACTGTAGAAGCATTATCGCCCCATCACTGGACGGCGACATAATTGGACAGCGCCCATACGTCAGAGCTTTCGAGCCAGTCGGAAAGATACCGAAGGGCAAGCGCCCTGACGATATGATCGGCCAAGTATCAGCCAAAACCACCTATGCGGACTGGTTCGGAAGGCAGCCGGCAAGCTTTCAAAAGGAGTGGCTTGGCCCAAGCCGGTACAAGCTATACAAGAAGGGTGATTACAAGCTTGATCGCTTCGTTGATCCGACAGGAAAGCGTCTGACTCTGGATGAATTGCGGATTAAAGACCGCGAGACTTTCAGTGAGATATTCGGAAATCCCTAATAACTGAAACCAGCCGGCCATTGAGTCGGCTTTTTAATGCCTACAAGGTAGGCCACAACGCTCAAGGAGCAGAAGCCATGATTGATTTTGACGAACTCGGTATAGAGCTAGACGACGAAGTGAAGCAGAAGATTGCAGCAGCAGCGACAAAGGCGCACGAAGCAGACGTGGCCGGCCTGAAGGCCAAGCGTGACGAGTTGCTAGGCGCGCAAAGCAAGCTCAAGGAGCAGTTGCAGCAGTTTGAAGGCATCGACCCAGCCCGAGCCAGGCACCTTGAGTCAGTGCTATCCGAGAACGAAGAAGCAAAGTTAATTGCTGACGGCAAAATTGACGAGCTGATTAGCAAGCGACTCAGCCGAGAACAGGCAACATGGCAAAGCCAGATTGAGCAGAGAGACACTGAAGCGCAGCAACTACGCCAGCAGATCGAAGGGCTACAGGGTGCTACGATCAACAGCGGCATTGCAACGGCTGCACAGAAAGCAGGGCTGGCACCCACTGCCATTGAGGATGCCCAGCTACTAGCAGGGCACGCGGGCTGGAAGGTCGAAGATGGCGTCCCGGTCCTGCGTAAAGGTGAAGAAGTGGTAAGGGGCAAAAACGGCCCGATCACATTTGAAGAATGGCTGGAATCGCAACGCGATACTCGGCCCCACTGGTTCCCGACTCCCAAGGGGAGCGGCGCACAAGGCAACAGGTCAGGCGAGGCTTCGACCAAGACAATTGAACGATCAGCCTTTGACTCAATGGACGGCACGCAGAAGCGCGAGTTCTTGAGCAAGGGCGGCAAAGTAATCTAATTCGAGGCTTTAACTATGAGCAATACACTGACTGATTTAATCCCTGATTTGTACGCGTCTCTTGACGTTGTATCCCGAGAGTTGGTTGGCATGATTCCCGCCGTTACCGTGGACGCACGCACCAACCGTGCGGCCCTTAACCAAGATGTTGTTGTGCCTATCGTTCCGACCTCAAACAGCAAGACCGCAACCACTCCGGCTATGTCTGTCCCGACAGCGGCTGACCAAGTAATCGGCAACACCAAGGTCAAGATCAGCAATTCTTTTGCTGTGCCATTTTCGTGGTCTGGCAGCGAGCAGGACGGGCTGAACAGCAACGGTGCTGGCTATCTGCCGATTCGGGCTAATCAAATTGTGCAGGCAATGCGCACTCTGACCAACGCGGTAGAAGCAGATCTCACCGGGTTGTACAAAACATTTAGCCGCGCAGCTGGCAAGTCAGGAACCGTCCCGTTTGCAACCGCTGGCGACTTCTCCGATGCGTCCCAGACACTGAAGATCCTGAAGGACAACGGCGCTCCGGTATCTGATAACCACCTGATCCTTGGGACTGGCGCTGGCGCTAACTTCCTTGGCAAGCAGGCTCAGGTGCAAATGCAGGGCACCGACAGCATCCTCCGGCAAGGCGTTCTGGCCAGCACCTCCGGTATGGATTTGCGTGAGTCTGGGCAGATCGTGACGCCTTCCAGCACGCCCGCGACAGGCCACCTGGCTGACGGTGCGCACGCTATCGGAGCTACAACCATCAAAGTTAAGACCGGAACCACAGAAATCTTCGCGGGCGATGTTGTGACGTTTGCTGACGATGCTAATCAGTACGTTGTCGCAGTTGGTTTATCTGGCGGCGGTGGCGATATTGAGATAGGCGCTCCCGGCTTGCGGCAGGCGCTAGCTACCGGGAAGGCTATGACCGTTGTGGCGCAAGCCCCGAGAAACCTTGGCTTCAACCGCTCTGCAATCGTTCTGGCTACCCGTATGCCCGAGCGCCCGCAAGAGGGCGACATGGCGCTTGATGTGTTGACCATCACCGACCCGCGCTCCGGCCTTGCCTTCGAGGTGAGCATGTACCCGGGATACCGGATGGTTCGCTATGAGATCGCGCTGGCTTGGGGTGTAGCTAACATCAAGCCTGAGCACACAGCAATCCTGCTGGGCTAAAAACACGGGGCTTCGGCCCCGTACTTATTCAAGGGGGCGCTATGATCGAGTACATAACCGTTGGCGACGTTGATAGCGCTCTGCCTGCTGACTGGGAAGGCACGGGCGACAAAGACGAAGCCGTGCTTCAGGCCAACGCTTATCTAAACACGCTGAGGTTTAAGGCATGGGATACGCAGCCAGACGCCGTTACCCGCGCAGGCGCTGAGCTGGCGAGAGAGTCAGCCGCTGGCAACCTGTACCAATCGACGGACGGCACTGTAAAGCGTAAGAAAGTAAAGGCCGACACTGTAGAATCAGAAAAGGAATACGCCGACGGAAGCATTGCCAGATCCGGTTCCATGCAGTTTGTTGATGCGCTGCTTGAGCCGTGGATTGTGTCGGGTGGCTCTGTTCAGCTACTGCGGAGGCTGTAATGGGGCTACGCTCTGAAATACAGGCCGATATTGCTGAGGCATTCGACACCGACTTAGCGGACGCTGTGCAGACGTTTTCAGGTTCGCGAACAGTGCAAGGCAGCTATGACCCGGCAACCGGCACCAGCACAACTACCACTGTGACTTATACAGGGCGCGGGGTTTTTGGCTCTTTCAAGGCTGAAGAGCTGAATCAGCATATTGTCAGTACTGATGAGAAGCTATACGGCATTTTGCAAAACGAGCTTTTGGTGAACGACGAGCAGGGCCAGCCAACCTCCGTGCCAGCGACCCCTGAGACTAGCGACTTGATCAGTGGCAAGCGGGTTGTTGCCGTGATGCGTGACCCAGCTTCAGCAACGTGGACAGTAGCCCTACGAAAAACCTGATACAATTGTTGCGTGCGGCTAGACCGGCCAGTCGAAAAGGGTATCGCCTACCCCTGCCGCACTCTTTCAAGGCGATAACACGAGGCGATGTTATGAAGAAATGCACGAATTGTCAGAAGGTTAAGCCGTTTTCGGAATTCTGGAAAAGGAAGCAGTCTCTGGACGGACTCCAGCACAGATGCAGGGAGTGCTTGAGCAAAAGGTTTTCGGAATATCGCAAATCCAAGCGAGGGATAATCAACCAGATTTATCGGAACCAGGTTTCAAGCGCAAAGCAAAGAGGTATGGCGCTGCCGGAATATTCCATAGCAGAGTTCTATGACTGGATTATTTCAAAAAGAGCGTTTCATCGCATTTACAATGAGTGGGTGAATAGCGGATACAAGGAAACTGAAGTACCTAGTTGCGACAGAGTTAATGACAGAATCAGTTACAGGTTTGACAATATAAGGGTCGTGGCCTGGAAGGATAATTGGCATAAGATCCATGATGACGTAAAGTCAGGCAGGAACACGAAGAGATGCACTGCTGTAGATCAGCTTTCTTTAGATGGAAGGCTTGTCCAGAGGCACCACTCTATGTCGGCCGCTGCAAGATCAGTGAAAGGCAGCCAAGGAACGATTTGGAAAGCCGTAAATAATCAATCGATTCAGATGTATGGTTATCGATGGCGATATTCTCTGGAAGAAAATGATAACTCAGAGATCATTAAAAAATCCGCGTAACAAACCATCAAAACAGGCCCGCCAAGTGCGGGCTTTTTTGTGGGCAGGAGGAAGACATGAGCTGGTCCCGCTCGCTATCAGGCTTTACTGATCAGGTAGAGAAAGATCTGACGAAGAAGCAAAAGGATATGGCCGTTTACGCACTACAGCAGATCATATTCGGATCGCCGGTAATGGACGGAACCTATCGCGGCAATCACCGGGTCACGGTTAACGGCGAGACTCAGGACTACGACCTAAGCACTGCCGACAAGTCAGGGCAGATGACGCTCAACGAAGGGCTGCAAGTCATCGGATCAATATCCAGACCGTTCGGAACCGTAACCATTCAGAATAACTTACCGTACGGCGAGCGATTAGAAAACGGTTGGTCAGACCAGGCGCCCGCAGGCGTTTATAGCGTTGCCGAGCAAAGCACAAAGGAGCGGTTTAAATGACCTTTGAGGACATAAGAAAAACCGTTGAGGTGCGCATGGCCGCATGGGCGACCGCTAAAACTATCTCTGTGGCTTACGACAACGTGAAGCCTTCATTCGATACTGCCGCATTAGACAAGTGGGTGCGATGTACGATCATTGACGGCGACAGCTTCACAGCCGGCATCGGTAGCGACCCTTGCGTGCGCAGAGTTGGGCTTGTATCCATGCAGATTTTCACGAGGCGCGATAAGGGCTCACTGGCAGCCAGAGAGATTGCCACTAGCCTTGCCAGCCACTGGGAGTATTACCAGAGCGGCGGGTTTAGCACTCAGGCAGCGCGGCTAATAAACGTCGGTCCTGATGACAATTACTATCAACTTAACTTGCAGGTCGGCTTCACCGCCGATTAACCACCAAGCACCACCCAACCAGCCCGCCTCGATGCGGGTTTTTTAATACCTAACTGAAAAACCCGAGAGGTAATAGAGATGGCTGAGAGTAATAGAGTTCGCATAGCTTACAAAGCCGCAGGCGCACCCGTAACAGGATGGAAAACGCTCCGGCGCACAGGCGACAGCCTAACCGTTGGAACCGAAACCGTAGTATCAGACGAGATCCGAAGCGACCGGTTGCGCGGCGGCTCGAAAGTTGTCACGCAGACCGCCGGCGGCACGATTGATTTCGAGTTCAGCGCAACGTCGTATGACGAGATCCTGGAAGCGGCATTTATGGGCGCATGGACGAACAATGTGCTGGAAATCGGCACAACCACCGTAAAGCTGGACATCCTCAAGAGCTATCTTGATGAGGCCCGGCACGTGCTGATTGAAAACTGCGAGATCAGCAATCTGCAAATCACGATGGACGCTGCATCGAAAATCACCGGGCAGATCACCGTCATGGGCACCACCATCGATGATGACTACGCAATCACAACCGACGCATTCGCCGCACCGGGCACTAGCCTGATCATGGACAGCTCAAACAACCTTGGCAGCATCCAGGTTGACGGATCACCCGTTGCGGGCGTTTGCTTCACTGGCATGGGCTTGACGCTGGATAACGGCCACAGCTCTGACCAGTGCCTTGGCACAGCGACACAGCAGCACTGGAAAGGCTCGGCAACCGTCACCGGAACCGTAGCCATGCGCAGTTCAGCCGCAGCGTTTACGTTGTGGGAGAACACCATCACGAACACGCCGGTCAAGCTGTCTTACGTCCTCACCGATGGCGCAAAGAGCTACACGTTTGAAGTTGCAGCGGCTCACCTTGCAGGCGACCTGCCGAGCGGTGGCCTGGATGCAATATTGTCGTTTGATCTGACATTCACAGCGGCAACAGGTGCGGCAAGCGCTTACCTGAAGGTCACTCGCGTACCTTAACCAGTTTGCGCCCCTTGGCTGTTTGTCCCGTGGCCTTGGGTGCGCTCTAAATAACGGGACAGTTTATCAACGGGATAATTGAGGTAATTGTTATGGCTTACGTGTTCAAGAAGTACGACGACAGCAAAAAAGAGAAAGGCGCTTGGGTAAACATTGACGGCGGGCGCTTCAAAATTGCATCAATCTCAACATCTGCTGTCGAGCGGAAAAACGAAGAGATACGCGAGCGCAACGAACGCGAATACGGCAAAAGCCGCCCACCGCTTGAAGTGCAGATCGCCGACGACGCAGAGGCTATCTCTGAGGCTTTGCTGCACGACTGGGAGGGCATTGTTGCTGAAGATGAGGCCGGCGAAGAAGTGCCGGTGCCGTTCACTCGCGAAAACGCCTACGAGCTTTTGCTGAACGATGACCCGCTGCGAAAGCGAATCTTGCTTGAGTCTCAGAATATGGCGAACTACCAGCGGGAGCGGGTGGCTAAGCAAGCAAAAAAGCGGCGGAATACCTCAAGTTCCTGAAGGAGTGGAAAGGCGACCGGGAGCAGTACGCCCTGGTTGCCAGGCTACTAGAGGTAGACGAGCCGCCACCAGAACTCGATGAGCGAACAGCCTTCTGGATCAATGCTTTCAACCTGCTGTGCCGAGGCAGGCCGCAGGCGATGAGCGGTATCCCCTGCCTGCCACCGCTCGACATTCTGGACACGGCAGAGCGCCTTGGGTGGCCGTGTGAGCCATACGAGTGCATCGAGGTCATTACCGCTATGGACGATCAGTGGCGGGACTTGAATGCCTGACCTTCTCTCCCTTCTTGTGTAAGATAAATTGAATGCGGGCAAGGGAGAAATGGTGATGCAGATAGCTATATTTGTGGTTCTGGTAATTATAGCCTTGGTGCTTGCGCCTTGGCTGATTGGCGTTGCTGCGGCATTGGTGGCTGCCTACGGCGTGATTATTGTCGTTTTGGGAGGCATAGCCATTCTTTCGGGCATTGCTGTCGTTTTATGGGTGGTGATGACGGACAGAGAGCCGGCCGAGTCGCCCCCTTTAGTGGGAGCTAGGACAAGTTGTCGCTATTGCCAGGCCGAGATATCGTCCAGCTTGGCATTCTGCGACAACTGCCACCACGAGCAGTAGCCTAGAAACATCGAACGAAGCCCGCCATTGAGCGGGTTTTTTTTATGCCCAAATTTGAGGTCGCCATGGCATATTCTTCTCGCTTGGAGTTAGTCGTTGATTCGCGCACAGGCGAAGCACGGCTGCGCAACTTTCGCACAGAACTTGGTCGAACCGAGCGTGCCGGTAGCAGTGCAGGCGAAACCATTGGCCGGACCTCCCGCCAGATTGACGGCATGGCGACCGTCACGCAGACCGCAACCCGAGCACTGACTGGCTTGGCCGGGGCGCTAAGCATTCGCGAGGTTATCCGTTACAGCGATGCCTGGACAAGCGCAGGCAACCGCATCCGCGTTTACACCGACAGCGTTAGCGAGATGCAGCAAGTTCAGAGCCGACTCGTATCAGCAGCAAGGGATACCCGTTCAAGCTTTGAGGCGACTGCCGACCTCTATGCAGCCCTCGCCCGGTCCAACGACGAGCTTGGCCTGTCGCAAGATAAGCTGATTGAGCTGACCTCAACCATCAATAAAACCTTTGCACTCTCTGGCGTCGAGGCTCAGGCCGCAGCGGGCGCTATTCGCCAGCTCGGGCAGGGCTTGGCGGCGGGTGCGCTTCGCGGTGACGAGTTTAACTCCGTAGCTGAGCAAGCGCCGGACATTATGCGGGCCATTGCGCAGTCTCTCGGCATGGCTATTGGCGATTTGCGCGAGTTTGCGGCCACTGGTGGCATCACCGCTGAAATCATCGTGAACGCGCTCTCAGAAGCTCGGGAAGAAATTGACGGAAACTTTGCCCGGTCAATCGCCACTTTTGGCCAGAACCTAGAGAACGCGCAAACCAACCTGATTGAATTTGTCGGCACCTCGGACACCCTGGCAGGGGCAACCTCGGCTTTGGGCGGCACTATTGAAACCCTGAGCGAAAACCTAGAGACCATCGCCGACATTGCAGTGGTAGCGGGCACGGTATTCGCGGGCCGCTTGGCCGGTGGTGCAGCCGCAGCAGGCGCATCAATGGCCGCCGCTCAAGTTCAGGCGCTGAGGTATCAAGCCGCTCTTGCGTCTATGGCGGGAGCCTCCCGAGTGGCGGCAGCCGGGCTTGGCACCTTGGCGGCCGCTGCGCGCGGGGCAAGCGGTGCAATGGCATTTCTCGGCGGCCCCGTGGGCTTGGCTGTTATCGCAGCCGGATCGCTATTTTATTTCCGGGATGAAATCTGGAAGTCTGCCGAGGCCACCAAAGGGCTTAAAGAGCAGCTCGACGGCGCGGCTGAGTCAATGGATACGTTTACAAAAGCGGGCCTTGAGAGTCGCAGGGCCGAGCTATCGGCGCAGCTTGAGGACATGCGAGCTAAAGCGACCGCTCTCGCAAAAGAGCTTGAGGCTAAGCGGCTCGCAAATGTCATGTACCAAGGTCGCCCCGGCGCAAACCCAAGAATGGAAGGCACGATAAACCGAGAGCTGCAAACAGCTCAGGCTGACATGCTGCTGCTTGAAAACGCCATAGGCGATGTGGATAACAGCCTTGATCGGCTAGGCGAAACACAGGGCAAGACCGGTAAAACCACCGAACAACTCGCCCGCGAGGCCCGCAATCTGGCCGAGGCCTGGTACAGCGTCCGAGAATCGACCGGCGATGCGCTGGACTCGATGATGGAGCGCCTTGGGCTAATTGGCGAAGGTACAATTCAATTCCGCCGCGACATGGAGCTGGTGCAGAAAGCCTTCGCCTTGGGGCTGATTGACGAGGCTCAGGCGGACGCCATTGCGAACGCAATGAACGATCCGAAGCACTGGGAAGAAGCCGGCAAAAAGTCCGGCGAAGAGTTCTCACACGGCTTCGAGTCCCAAGTTGACCGAGTAGCTGATAGCCTGCAAGACGCCATAGCATCCGGCAACTGGGCAGGTATTGGCGCGACCATTGGCGCAACGCTGGCATCCAGTGCCGCGCAGGTCATGGGCGACCAAGTGGCGGGCAGTCTTGGGCAGGGTATTGCTGGCGCTATCGGCGGCCCCATCGTGGGCGCGATTGCAGGCGGGCTTGTTGGGTTGGCCGCGCAGAAGATCAGCGACTACTTCAGTGACGACTGGGATCCAACCGAAATGCGTCAAGCCGCGCAAGGAACCGGCACGCTACTTGGCTCCATTAGCGAGAAGTCTCAAAGCATCAGCAAAGGCATGGACGTTACCGCATCGGCAACCAGCCAGCTTGTGGGAATTAACCGATCCATGCTGCGGGCAATGGAGCAGGTGAACATTGGCATCCAGGGTGCATCTGCAAGGGTGGCGCGGGGTGCATCTGGAGTGTCGTTTGGCGCTCCGTCAGCGGGCGGCCTGTCCGGCTCTGATTTCAATATTACCGGTGGCGTCATGCCACTGATAGACGGAACCCTTAACGCGGCATTTGAGTTTTTCGACGGCGCGATAGACCTGTTCACGTTCGGCTTGATTGATCTCGGCAAATTGCTGGGCGGAAAATCCCGTCAGGTAGACGAAGGCGTCAACATCGTCGGCGGCTACATTGGCGACCTTGTTGATGACGTTGTGGTTCAGTCCTTCGCCACCTTCAGAGTTAAGAAAAACGTTTTCAGCAGCACCAAGACCAAAGAGAAGTACCAGAATCTCGGCGACGAAGTAACCGATCAATTCAGTCTCGTGTTCGAGAGCATACTGGATAGCGTGGTGGCTGGCGCAGGCGCACTAGGCATTGACGCATCAGCAGCCAGCGGGTTTAGAGTTGGCACCCAGAAGCTGAGCCTTGAGGGGCTGAACGCTGAGCAACAGCAGAAAGAGCTTGAGGCTTATTTCAGCACTGTATTCGACAGGCTTTCTGCTTATACCGTGCCGTGGTTGGGTGAGCTCCAGCGTGCCGGCGAAGGTCTAGGTGAGACGCTGGCAAGGGTGGCGACTCAAACGCAAACTACCCAGTACGCGATTGACGCGATGGGCATCCGCTTTGACGACCTGGCAGGCCGTGAGCTTGTGGCGGCTTCCGAGCGCCTGATTGAGTTCAGCGGCGGTCTTGAGCAGTTTATCAGCGGTATGCAGGGCTTTATCAGCAACTTTGCTACCGAGGCGCAGCAGTTTGAGCTTGCACAGTCGAATCTAAACAAAGCCATGCGCGAGGCTAACTTGATATTGCCCGACACGCGTCAGGGCTACTATCAGCTCATGCAAGCGCAGAACGGCAGCACCGAGCAAGGAGCCGAAAACATCGCAACGCTACTTCGGTTGCAGGGCGTGGCGGATCAGTATTATTCGTCTCTCGAAGATCAGTCTAAGAGCTTTGTTGAGACGCAAAAGCAAGCCCTGCAAAGCCAAGTCTCGCTTCATCGCAGCGCTCTGAGCTCGGCGCAGCGCATGGCCGATTCGGTAGCGGACGCACTGTCCGGGATGATGATTGGCACGCCCGCAGCCGCAAGAGTGCGTCGAGAAGATGCCCTGTCCAGCCTGTCGGGCATGGTTAGCCGTGGGCGGGTTCGAGACACTGACGATTTGTCCGGCGCTCTAAGCTCCGCCACCAACATCAATGCCAATGACTACGCCAGCCTTAACGATTACATCCGCGAAGTTGCCCGCACAGGTGCTGTGCTGACGAACTTGCAGAAGGTGACGGATAAGCAGGTTTCCGCAGAGCAAAGGTCGCTTGAGGCTATTGAGAAAACGCTTGAACGGATGCAGCAACAAAGTGACGCACAGCAAACGGCTATCGCAAAACACACGGCGAAGACCGCCAAAATCCTTGAAAGAATTGAAATTGAGGGCGCGCCGCTGTGAAGCTAATCAAGCCGATTGACGGGATTGAAAATGTAACCACCAGCGATGCGCCTCCTGATGGCTTTCAGGCGTGGGAGCCTGACGGGCGACTGAACAGCTTTCCCGATGACCAGCTGCTATCTGTTGGCGGAAACTTTGCGTTCTACGCTCCGTTATCGGTTAGCAACAAAACGATCAGCATATACGATCTGGCAACTGGTGATGTTGATTCGACGGTTACTGATTCTGCCATCCGCTATATTTCCGAGCTTTCGGCAAGCCCGGACGGCACCCTGATTGCTTACGGGTATAGACTGGATAACGGCGACTCTGGCGTCAAGGTTTATGACACGTCGTCATCACAGGTCGTTTATAACCGGGTGGCGCAAGGCACCAATGGCGTTATCTCATGGGCGTCAGACTCGTCTGCCATCGTCTACTATGATCGATCTTTCGCGTTCCTGTACTGCGTTAAAGCGGAGTCGGTTACCTGGGGGTCTCCGGCCGTATCTGCTAACTTGCTGGACGAGTCTGGGCTAACTGTGTCAGGCATCGTGGCGATTTCACTGCAAACGCCAAGGCTCAGTGATGCGGGAATTGTTTTTACCGTCTATCGTGCCACAGAAAACCAATCCAGTGGTGGCGACACTGCCGTTGTGCTATCGCGCCTATCGCCTGCCATGGCGGTTACTCATACGCAGCTGCTACCGACATCAATTTACCCTCAAGGCATTCTTGCAAATGAGGTTAGATCAGAAGTCGCCATCATCCACGGCGGCACTGGGGCAAGCTTCTTTAATTACGCCGATTTAAATCCAATAGGCACTCCGGCGACAATTTCCGGAACGGCTTACAAGGGTCTCTCTGTGTCTCTGGATGGCGCTGAATTTACGCTTCAGGCAAGCTCCGTACAGCCGTACAACCGGACGTTTTCGCTAACCGATTACTCGGAGCTGACAGCCATGCCGGCGGTTGGCGGTTACGCCGATATTTACTACGCGACGGATTATTTTCTTGGGGTCAATAGGGATGGCACTTATGACATCGTTGACCTAGCAACCAATGCCCTGATCACTCAGTCCAACCCCACCGTCACCGCCGGCGACATATACATATACCAAGATCACGTATATGAAGCACTAAAGGACGGGAACGACAAGCCTGACGCTGGTACGCTAATGGATCCACCAACTTGGCTGGACAGGGGCTTTATAAACCCGCTGCGTATGTTCGACGGCAAGCTAGACAGCCTAACCACTGCCGACGGAATCCTAACCATTACCGTAAATTCCGGCACGCTCAATAACGGCTTGGCGCTGTTTAACGTCGGCGCGGCAACTGTTCGGGTGGTCATGGAGGACGACACGGCAGGGGTGGTTTACGACACCGAAGAAATCGCCATGCGCGATAACTCCGTTGTCCTTGGCTGGCATGATTACTTTTTCACTCCACGGCCTGCAAAAAAGGACTTGGCGCTTATCGACCTGCCGACTTACCCTGGCGCTGAAATCACCGTAACGATTAGCGCGCCGGGTACAACTGTGGAGCTTGGAGAGATTGTACTAGGCCGAGTGCAAACACTAGGCGAAACACAGTACAGCTCAAACGTAGGAATCATCGACAGCAGCCGAAAAGAGCGCGATCAGTTCGGAAACTACAGCGTGCTGGAGCGCCCATTTAGCAAGCGGGCGGAGTATGATGTACACATAATGAGGGCGGCTACTTCTGGTGTTCAGCGCATCTTGGCAGGCTATCGAGCCACGCCTATTGTCTATATCGGCAACATCGAAGAAGAGGCGCTAATCGTGTTCGGGTTCTACAGGGATTTCCAGATCAATTACGACAATTTTAGCATCAGTCACGCAACCATAACCGTCGAGGGTTTATAAATGTCCGCACCACAGATTACACCACTGCCCCTGGCCCCGAGTCCGAGCGATCCGGGCGATGTATTTGACGCTAAGGCGTTCGCTCTTACTAGCGCCTGGCCGGACTTTATAAATGAGACGAATGCAGCGGCAAACTACATTGAAGGCGGCGTTGATGCCGTTGCTGATAGCATAGCAGGAGCAACTGATACAGCCATAAACGCCGCCCAATCGGCCGCATCGGCTGCTTCCGCATCGCAGGTCGCACAATACGCAAGCGAGGCATCGAGCGCGACAGCAGTTGGCGCGGCTAATTTTAAAGGGAGCTGGGCAGGCTTGTCTGGGCCGCTTGGCCTGCCCTCTAGCGTCGAGCATGATGGGTATTTCTGGGTTTTGCTTGAGAGTGTTTCCGACGTAACGGCGCACGAGCCGGGTGCAGGTGGAAAATGGCAGATAATCTCGTCCCCAACGATACGCGAGAGACTGCTCAAAGAAGCCACACTCAACCTAGACTTTGCTAACAACAAGTATGAGGTGTATGAAGGCCCAGTCAGCGGCATGACCGCCAAGCCTTTCAATGACATTCTGAATTTCACCCGATCCAGTGGAGCAACTGCCAAAACTGCTACAGGAGGCATTACTGATGTCCTGACAGGCGAGCAACGGCTTGTTGGTAATCGTGAGGGGCTGCTGATTGAGGGGCAGCGGACTCGACTTAATACGATTGCTGCCGCACCAACAGCACCTGAAAATGTCACAGTGGCGGCAGCCGCTCACACGATCAGCTTTTACGGTACTGGTTCAGTAGGTTTGACTGGAGTTGCCACTGATACGCTTGTCGGAACGGGCGCTAATGATCGTGTGACTCTTACTTTTACACCTACGGCTGGCACCCTGACCCTGGCCCCATCCGGCACAGTGGCAGACTTACAATTAGAGGTTGGAAGAAATGCCAGCTCGGTTATCCGTGGTGAAGGCACCCAAGTAACCCGCGCTGCTGATAAATGTAGTCGGGCGTTGGGTGCTGAGTTTAATCAACAAGAAGGGACATTTTTGTTGGAATTTACTCCTGCTGGTGAGTTTGAGCCTTCGTATATCTTGACCGATGGCGCAAGCCGTAGAGTGTTTTACACGTTATCCAGCACCGCTCTTGTTGCTTATGATGGGAGCACGACAGTTAGTATTAACGGACTTACTTTGCTGACATCGAATAAAGCCGCTTTGTCATTTTCTAAATCCGGCGCTCAGATGGCCCTTAACGGAGCAGCTAACGCAAAAAATAACGGTTTTTCGTTTTCCGCATTTTCTGCTTTAGATTTTTTTATCTCTCGGTCCGGAACTATCTCAGCTTTCCAGTACTTCCCCCGTGCCCTAACCGAAGCCGAGATCATCGACCTAACAACACCGGGGGCTTAACATGCAACCAGACATCATAGGCACCATATACAAGCCCACCGGCGAAACCGACAGCGAGGGCGTTCCAGTGTTAGCGCCCATTGACGGTTATCACGTTAACTACCCTGCTGACGTTCCCGAGCTGGCACAGTACAAGTGCGACCCTCAACCTGTGACGCCTTATCGGGTGTACGCCGGGATTATGCCGGTGTGTTACGTCTTCCCGGATGAGGATGCGTTCAGAGAGCTTTTTCCAGCAACCCAAAACCAAAATGTAACCATTTGATATTTAAAAGGGTAGTGGCTGGCGAACGCTGGATATACCCTCACTGATACCCGCATTCGCCGCCGCTTGGGTCATCGCTTGAAATGCTCGTCGCTGCATTCGTCGCACAGCAATACGGCGTTCGATAGCACGCTTTCAAATCTGCACCCGCAATCACCAATGTCGTCCGGTAGTTGCAGCCGCGCTCTGATTTGACGCACAAAGTTGGAGGCGAATTCGGGATTTTCATTACACACTCTGGCTATCTCTTCCGCATCACTCTTTGTCAGCCCTTTAATAGGCTCATCCTCGTAGCCGAATACATTAAGTCCTGCAACTCCAAAAATTTTTTCACCTACCGTTATCGGGTAGGGCTGATAAATATACGCCTTGTTTGGTTCCGCTTTCATCACCCTGCCTCCCGGTATTCTGCCACACGCTCAGCAATCCATGCGTTGATTTCTGACTGCAACCACACCGACACCCGGCCCAACTTCACCGGCTCCGGAAATTCGCCCCGGCTGATTCTGCCATAAATCTCGGCCTTACATAATCCGACTGAGCTTATGACCTCTGGCAATCTTAGGAATCTTTCAGTCACTGCTCACCTCCCGCCTTTTCGGCCTCGTCGCGTAGGCGTTGGGCTTGCCTGTCAACTTGCTCCGCGGCTGAAGTGACGCCCTCCACAAAAGATGCGCAAGGGCTGCCGGGCAAATCTTTGAGCCACATTCCGAGAGCCTCACCGTAGTGCTCCAGCGCCTCGGCCTGCTTTCGCTTGATGAAGGGTTGAGAGTTCCCACTTGCTCTCATAATGCCGTGATAGTCCATCATGATTGCGTCCATGTGCCCGTAATCTCCTTGGTCAACATAGAATCCTTGCGCGCAGTGTTGCAGTCGTTCGCACAGATTTCTAAGCTCCGCCACCCTTGCCTGAGCCTGCTCAAGCTGCTTATACGGATCAACGAATGATCCACTGGCTACTACCTTCTCGACCGTGTTCCATGTGTGTTCGTAGTTCGGCCAGTCGCTCTCAACGACTACGCAATCTGTGCAGGGAATTCTCGCCCCGGACAGCAGGTCGCAGAGAGCTATATCCTGATCTTCGGACAAGTCCTTTATTTTAATAACGTAGTATCTGGCTTCGCGCTGAAAGTCACTCATCGCCTGAGCCCTCCTGCAGGTACCAGATGGTTTCTTTGACCATCTGCAGCTCCCAACCAGCGGGCTTACTGTAATCCTCCATTCGCCACGCCTCCTGAAGGTCTCCGCTCGCCTGAATTCTTGCGCCGAACTCTTCCTCAAGGACTTGCTTTATCCTGTGCAAAACGGCTGACTTGCCGCATTGGACAGGCCCGGTTACGGTGACGCAGGCCAATTCTGGGATTGATATTGCCAACTTTTTACTCATCGGCTTCGCCATCCTGTGGTGGTTGTGTAGCGGCCACCATTGCATCAAACGCAAGCTGTAGCTTCTCGGCTACTTCGACTCTTTGATCTTCTGGCCGGTTATCCCAATCGCCCACGGTTGCCAAGGCAAACGCTTTCACCGCTTCATTGGGTAGGCTTTCCGGCATCAGCACGTACCCCTCCGGCACTGGCTGAGGGGCTGCGCATGCATCACGAACGCTAAACCCTGCCTCATGAAAGCTACAATTGGCTAATTCTGATGATGCTTTGCGCAGCTTCTCGTTCTCGGCTTGTAGGGCTGGCGTAAACCTCTCCAGGCTCGCCCAGTCCGGATGGTCCGGGAAATCCCATTGTCTATCGCCCCAGCACAGCTCGCACCAGCACTCGGTGTCATACACGCGCAGGTCGCTCGCAGGCCACGAGAATTCCTCGTAGCAGCTTGTGCAGCCATACAGAGGCCGCTGATTTACTGTTCCGGGCTTATTGGTTGTCATGGCTGGTCTCCTGTGGTGGTTGTGGGCGCTTGAGGCCGGTGGGTTTCCATGCGTAATACTCACAGTCGATCTCATTTACGTACTCTCGATCAGTGCGCCAGCCACGGTCGTACCAGCACACCCATAAATACCCGTCACAATCCGCATCCGCCTCAGTCGGCAACCTCTCGCTGCACTTAATCCACCCATCACCCTCTGGCTGGGGTGTGGCGGGAATGGAGAGTAGGGCAGCCATATCTTCCCAAATGTTGTTCACGATCTGCGTGTAGTTGCCGCCAAACGTCTTGAGCCCTCGCGTAAGCGCGGTCACGCCCTCGTTCAGCATCTGTTCTGTTGGTACCTCCGGCACACTCCCTTGCTGGGCGGGCTGGGGGCCACGAGAAGCCTGAACGTTCAGGTCTTCCAGAATTTCCAAAACCAGTTCCTCGTGGTAAGTATCTTGGTCAGAGAAATGGATTGGCGTAAATCCACCCTCAACGGTGTCGTGATGCCCAGCCTCATAGCCAGAGTTGTAAACGTGGACGAACCACGGAAGACTGCCTTTGCCATCCTCCTCCTGCCCACCCTGAGCGCGGGCGGCTTGCCCATCTTTTAGCTCTTGAACAATCTCTTCAATGGTCATTGGCTGGCCATTTTTTAGAATTGCAGCCCCATCGCCGCAGATTCCTTGGCTGTACTCATGCTCAATCATCACCTGAGCCCTCCTGCTTTATGAGGTGTGCAACAGCGGCCTGTGTAGATGGATTGCACATTATCTCAGCGCCGCAAATCGTCTTAATTGGCTTGATGCAATTTGCATAACCGTCAATCATTGTCGTAGCGAGTCTTATTGACGGACTGGGGTATTCACTTATAAACGCCTTAACTTCAACGGCGCAGTCATATCTTAGTTGTGCCATCACTCGCCCTCCTGTGGTGGTTGTGGTATTTGAAGCCAGAGCGTTACCGCGCGATGCGGATCGTTTGCGAACCATTCGCTACCCGTGTCTGCGCAAACATCGACATAATCCAACTCATAACCGTCTACTCCGGGGATGCTCGTCAGAACCTCAAGGTCTGCATCCGGCAGTAAATCATCGACGCTAATCCACTCCGGCACTGCCTGAGCCTTTGGTGGGTGGGTGTAGCCTTCCAGAACATCCTCACCTTGCTGCGCTATTTCCCATAATGCCGGGCTGCGCTGAACCCGATTCAATAGGCCCAGCTGCACAAGCATGTCCAGCCAGTGGCGGCCAATATCAACATCCTGTCCATCCTCGGCGCACACGTCGAAACGCCGCAGCTTCTCGATGATCTTGGTGGCGAATTTCGGGAGCGCCACCGGCTCCGCATCACCCTGAGCGCGGTCTTCCATATGTTGCTTTGCTAACTCCCAGTCGGATCTCAAGATTGTTGCTCGTTCAACGTCAATACTATTTGTGCTTGTAAATTGCCGCTGGATTTTCTCAAACGCCTCTCTAATATCACTCATCGCCTTCGCCCTCCTGTGGTTCTCGAATCTCGACTTCGCCAAATCTCACGCAAAAATGATTTCCTGACGCTGCGTGCTCAAAAACAAAAAGCTGGTCTGTCGCAAACAGCAGCCTTGTCTTAACCCAGACTGACCTGAACTTAACCCCGACGCTGCGTATTTCACACGTCTCGCCAGGCCTCGGAATGAAAGTTGAAATCATCACTCGCCCTCCTGTGGTGGTTGTGGGGCTACGTCTAGCAGTGCACGGGCTCTAGACATCATTGCCTTGTGCTTATACGGCGGATCTTCGTCATAGTCCATTTGATAGATTCGCATAGCCTCAATCAGTTCTTCCAAGCACTCTTTCCACCCCTCCGTCACTCCGGCGCTTGGTGGGTGGGTGTAGAGCTGTGACCATTCAAAGCGATCACTAATCTCCGACATCAAGTTGCTATACTTGCTCTCATCGTCGCTGTTGCTATCATGCAGGTTGCATATAAGCTCACTCTCTACAGCGCACCACGCAACGCAGACCATTGCCTCAGTATTTGAGTCGTCGAACCCACGAACAAGGTAGCGCCCCGGCCTGTGTGGTTTTGGTGTCCATACCGGCTCCGCATCACCCTGAGCGCGGGCTTCCAGCAACTCCACCGCCGCATCAATCATCCTCCCCAACTCCTCAGGCAAAATGCCCGCCTCGTCCATAGTCCGTTCGTCGTCGCCGCGCCGCCATGCGTTGTATTTGCGCAGGTAGGCGGTAATCTCTCTAACACCACTCATAGCTCACCCTCCACCTTAACCATCTTGCCGCCGACAATTTCATACCTGTACCTGGCCGGCTTTGGTTCCGGCTCCGGCTCGTGCATAGCATTGCGGATCTGTTCGAGGTCGTTTACCTGCCCGTACAGAAGCGCAAACTCTTCGGGGTTGTTGAGGTCGGTCATTCGGGATTCCTCCATCGCATAGTTGCCGCAATAAAATTTATGCTCTTCACCGCCTCATGGCTCAACTTTTCAGGAGCCACTTTTAAGCCTATCTGTTTGTTCGGCGGGAAAATCTTAATGACCTCGCCGAGCAGACCTGCCTCCCTGGCCCGGACGTTTAGCGTTCTCGGCGTCGTCCCAAGCTCCGCGCACAGGTCGGTCTTGTTCAGGCCTGGATCTTCTTGCTTTCGCTTGCGCAAGTAGTCCAGCTTTTCCCTTGTGATCTGGAATCGCTTTGGCTTTGTCATGACTTCAACCTCCGTGCATCCAGTGAGAGGGGTTTGGCTTATACTGCATTTTTCGCTTCTCCGTTTTTGGCGTGCCACTCCTTGTGACATTTAGGGCACAACCAGCGTACAACCAACGGCTGCGCATAATCGTCGTGATGGCCGTGCAAGCGATTTGGTGATGATCCGCAAGACTCGCATAGTTCTGGTTTTTTGATTCTTCCGGCACGCACTGCATTGCCTAAAAGCACATGCGCCGCTCGCTTTACGGCGTTCCTTTCAATAAATCTTACCTTTGCCCTTCTGGTAGCATCTTTACCTGCCTTCGTTGATTGATATCTTCTGTGTCGCTCTCTAACCCTTGGGTCTTCCTTGAATCTTTTCTTGTCATAGGCCCTATAGTATTCGGCCTTTGCAGCCCTGTTAGCTCTAACCTTTGCCTTCCTGCACTCTTTGCAGGTGTTGTCATTGGCGTAGAATCCAGTGTCTTCAGGTAGCTCGTCGTTGCACCTATTGCAGATTTTAGTGATCATAAAAAGCCCTCCGTAGAGGGCATTATATCATTGAAAGGTATGTTTAGAAAGGAATCAATTATGTTCAGTTAAGGGCGCTAACCTTAACCCGCCTTTCGGCAGCTACCTGTTTCCAGGCAGATCAGACCATATCATCACCTACTTGAGGTGGCCCCCGCTTCCACTCGCTTGAGTGTACGCCTTACGGCTGGTCGTTGAACGTTCCCGTTTAGGGCTTCGCTGCTGATTGTCTTCGGCTTTATCCGGTCAGAGTTCCCAGCAATTCAAGGGCTTTTCACTGCCGCATCGCTACGGCAGGCGACATTCATTTATCGTCATCAAAATCATCTACCGGGGCCAAGCCTCCGCCCGCGCCAGTCGGGGCTGGATTGTTCTGCTGATACTGCTGCTGCGGGCGCTGTGCCGGTTGCTGTGGTTGCGCCTGCTGGCCTTGCGGCTGGGGACCAACGAGGCTGATCTCGCTAATGCGCAGCGTTACCGAAAAGCCCTGCGTGCCATCGTTTTTCTGGTATTGGCGCGTGCCAAGCTCACCCGTTACGGCGACCTGCTGGCCTTTAGTGAGGTACTGTATGAGGCCGGATTCGGCGCGCTTGCCGAACAGGGCGCAATCGATCCAAACGGTTTGTTTGTTGTCACCAAAACCGCTATCAACGGCCAGTGCGATACCGGCAACGGGCGTGCCGTTGGCGGTGTGGTTTACTTGGGCATCACGGCCAATGCGGCCGACGGCGGTAAATACGTTCATTTTGAGATCCTTACAGTCCATGAGGTTGTTGCTTGCTTGCGAAACTCATCAGGGTTCAGCCCGGATGCTTTAGCAAGGGCTTCGGTATCGACTGAGCCCTGTCGGGTAGTCGGGTAGGCCATGAGGCCGCAGCCCTTCGACTTTTTGCCCTCGGCCATTTTGATGAGCGCTTTCTTGAGCGCGTCTTGTCGTTTTTTGAGCGCCTTCATCTCGCCGTCAATTTCGAGGTATTCGGCGGCATGGTTCGCCCACGCCTCATCCTCTGACATATCGCGTTCGAGCGGTTCAAGGTGCGGGTTCTCGCCTTCTGGCAGGGTAATCGCGGCCTGGTAGTCGGCCATGAACGCCTCAAGCTCGGGCATGCGCTTTTCTAGCCAGCCCGCTTCGGCTTCAACCGTTTGCAGGCGGTGCGCATTGGGTGCCCAGGCGAAGTAATCCCAAGTGCCCCGGCCAGTGACAGCCATGCAAAGTTGGATTTGAGCCATGTAGTGCGGCTGATCTTCAATCGCCTTCAGATTGCCGGAGTACGGACACTTGATCTCAACGCCGTGATCGTCGTTTACGAGCCCGTCAGGGCTTGCAGCCAGCCATTCGTGTTCGGGGTGCACGATTAGCCCGACCTCATCCACGATATGGCCGGTGACAGCTTCGTACTCGCTCAGAGCGTCGGCTTCGTGCTCGGTGCCGTACTCGGTTGCCACGTTGCCCTGAAACTCCTTCTCAACCCCGAAGAGCTCCCGCACCATCTCCCGCAACACGTCGTCGCGTGTGGTGTATGGGTTCAGGCCAAGGATTGAGCCGATGCGGCTGCCGGTGATCCGGCCAACTCGCTGGGCAAACCATGCTTCACTTCTTTGCTCTGCTGGTGCGTTCATCACGCTGCCTCCTTAACTTGAGCGTACCGGGCCTTAACCGCGCCATTCACGGCCGCTCGGGTTTCCTGATCGAATGTTTCACACAGAGCTTTCAATGCTTCCTCTGTCGCGCACTCATTGATTTTCTGCACCTGCGCACCGTAATCCTTGGCGGGGGCTTTCTTGCGGTTGTTCGGGCCGCCTACCGCGCCGTTACCGTCGTCATCCTCTTGAGCGATGCCCGCCATGGCGGCTAGCCCGTAACGCCTGCAATATGTGATTGCAGAGCCCACACCTTGCGCGTCCTGCTTGCTCACCGGAGCCGATACGCTGCTGGCAATCCATTCGCCCGACTTGTGGGTAAACATGGTTTCAACCGTCACCGCGCCGTTCTCATACTCGGGTGCCTGGATCACGGCAATATCGTGAGCGGCCAGCACCGGGCGAACCGTATTCAGCACTTCCGCCAGGTCGGCGTATTGGCTGCGGAAATGCGGATTTTTCGCGTTCTTGCTGGCGTTGCTGATCTCGGCCTGAGCCTTCGCCAGCGCGCTTGCGATTTCGGTAATGCTGTCTGACATTTTCATACTGTTTGCCCCATCATTTCGCGCTGCAACTCGTTAGCCCACAGCTCATCGGTTCTGGCCTGCCAGCGGGCGGCCTCATCACTCCCGGCTGGATACGGGTTATCGCCCGCACCCATGCCATCCTTGTAATCCTTCACTGCTTGCAGCTCGGGTGTCATGCCACATCCCTCCTGCTAAGTTCCCGCTCAGCTTTCGCCGAGTTCTCAAAATCAATCAGCCCGACTACATGCCGAACCGCCTTATCACGCGCTTCTTTCAGAATCCGCACCGCTTCCAACGGATCGCTGTCCAGCTTTGCGAACGCCAGAGTTACCTCGTCGCGGCTCAGATCATCGACCGCTTCCATCACATCAAAGTCGGTTTTGTAGTCATCGGTGAGCGTGCCAAAATCGGTCAGCACGTCGTAATCAAACCGGTTCAACTTGGTCAGGGCTTCGTTTGCCTGTTCGCGAAGTTCGTCTGCCCTGGCCTCGATCTCTGCCGCGTCGTCGAGTTCTTTCTGGTAGTTTGAAAATGACTGTCTCACGCCACTATCTCCTGACGCTGAGCCAGCGTCTCTTTGTACATCTGCTCAAGCCTTCGACGCACACCTACGAGACTGTGGCTATCGTCGTCCAGACTGTAAGCCGTCCAGCTATCGGTGATGTCGTTGCCGCTCCAGAAAACTACCCAGGCCAACGTTGCGCCCTTTCTGGAGAAGTCCACCGAAACGTCAGCTATGCCGCGCTCTTTCATCGCCTCGGTCAGATTCAAAATCCGCAGCTTCTCTTTCCGTATCTCGTTCATGCCGCCACCTCCAGTTTTTCGAAGTTCTCAAAGGCCATTTCAAATGGGTCTCTTTCTTCCCATGGAAATTCACCGGGGAATGTAAAGCGAACCGCTTGAAACCATTCGCCCACGGTCATCTTTCGGGTCCCCTTATTTGAGGTGCTGGCGTAGCCGTTAAACGGAACTTCCTTTGGATTGGCATCCTTGATCATCTGCAAAGCCTGCGCCTGATCCATATCTGCCCAAGCCTCGCCCATGAGGTCAGCGACAAGTGCAAACTGACTCATCGTCAGCATGGCGGTTGATGCCCGCTCGCTAGGGCTACACAGCTTGCAACCGGTTTTGATGTGGGTAACCGCAAATGTCCCAAACGGAAACATCGTCACAGCAAGGCCGGGGCAAGATTTATGCGCAAGAGCTGGAACCTCTATTTCGCCGCCCTCGCGCATAACCTTGACTCTGATCTCTGCCAAGCCATCGAGATATTCAACGGGTTTCTGTTCGCCCTTCATGCCGCCATCCTCCGAATTCCGGCAAGTGCCGCCACCTGCATCTGCTCAAGTTCGTGCCGGATCAGCCGCAACTTTGCTTCAAGCGCAGAGCTGTCCATCTCCAGAGAGGCCGCGTAGATTGTTTTTCCGCCTTCATCGACGGTGATTTCCCAGATGCGGTCTGCCCAATTAATCCGGTCAGTCACCACCGCTGAAAAATTGTCATTGATGCTCTGAAACAGCTTGCCAATCAGGGCCATTTCGTTTTCGAGAGTGTTCATGCTGCTACCTGTTTGATGTGATTCAGCTTGCGCTCATACTCAGCCAGCCGCTGGTCGTTGTTCTTTGGCTCAATGCCTGCCAGCTCGACCGAGCGTAAGGGTGCAGCCGTAGCGCCCTTGATGGGCTTCTGGCTGCCAGTGAAGGTGATGCGTTGGATTGTTGTCATGGTTTACTGCCTCTGTTTCGTGATTCGATGTCAGGATATTGAACTATACGTTCCGATACGTCAAGCGAGAAATTGACTATTTTTTAACGCTTGATGTATAGCGGGGCGATAGTATAGAATGACGTACATAAAGTTCAAACTGGAAATCAGCATGACACTACTGAAGAAGATGATCGACAGCATACCGGGAAAGATTCCGGCTGCGGCAAAGGTTTGTGGCGTGTCCACCAGGGCTGTCTACAAGTGGACAGCAAGCGGTAGATTGCCAAGAACCGATTACACTGGAGAGACAGATTACGCAGAGCGCATGGCCGATGCCGCTGGTGGCGCATTTAGTGCGGAGTGGCTAAAGTCTGCGACGATGCGCGATGCTAAGAAGGGGTCGAAGCCGCATCTAAGTCAAAAGCAAGCAGCCTGAATTTCAGGCAATAAAAAACCCGGGTCATTGCTGGTTGGACAGCTCGCCGGGTTAATCACTAACTGAGGTAATTGTAAATGTTTAAGTTTGAATTTCCAAGCGAAAAGCGGTTTGAAGACTATGTATGGCATCACATACAGAAATATAAAGAGTGCCCGATTACCGAGGAGCCGGTCAGCTTTGCTTATCGCCAGCCAGCGCTTACCGGTTATGGGATAGCGGACATTATAAAAGTGTACGTGAGCCCGTGCGAGCTAAATGTATCTGTCCTCGAACTGAAAAACGAACCACTCAAAGAGGCGCACCTCTCACAGGTCGCAAAGTACCTCTCCTGCATTAAAGATCTAATGCGCCCAGCATTAAACATTAATAGCCAGTATTTTTATGTATCGCTTGTTGCACAGCTTGCGGGGCCGTTTCAGAAAGACCGAAGTGATTTTCCTTTTTTGCTGAGCTGCCTAAAAGATATCGAGGTCTATGACGTTTGCGTCTCTATGGAGCGAGGCTTTCACTCTAAACCGATAGAGGACGGCTGGAGGTCCACGGGGCGGAAAATATCGGACAGGAAAAGGTTTAGAAAGGATGTGGTTTCAGAGTACAGAAATGCGCTGAGTAGAATCCAAAACAACATAGCGGGCAATCTTGAAAAGATGCCGTGGGAGGAAGCGTAAAATGGCTAGGGCAAGAAACTTGAAGCCAGGCTTCTTCGTTAATGAATATCTTGGTACATGTGATCCGCTTGAGGCGCTTCTTTTCGAAGGGTTGTGGACGCTGTCAGACCGGTTTGGTCTTCTGGAAAACCGGCCCCTTAGAATAAAAGCTCAGATATTCCCATACCGGAACCTTAGCCCTCAAGAAATTACTAGATTTGTACAGAACCTATCGGGTGCCGGATTCCTTAACCTCTACAGTGTAGATGGGGTGGAATACATAGAAATTTGCAACTTCTCAAAGCACCAAAACCCGCACAAGAACGAAAAGGGCGGGGAAATCCCAAAACCTCCGCAACCTCCTGAAAATAAAGAGGGTGATTCCAGTTCGAGTAATTACCAGAGCGATCAAGAAAAGCATCAAAGCGATCCGGATGAATCATGTATAAGGAATGAGGAATCCCTATTACATGAACCCAATAATAAGGGCTCAACGTCTGACGACGATTCGCCTGCCCGCAATGATCCCGACCTTGCCAGGAAATTCCCGCTCAAGGACGGAACAGACTACACCGCTCCAGAGAATCTGGTTTCTGAACTCAAAGACACCTACCAAAACTTGGATGTTGAGTTCCATCTGAAGAAAGCCCGGCTATGGCTAATCACCACACAATCCAAGCGAAAGACTGAACGAGGGATGCCTAAGTTTCTCAATGGCTGGATGAGTCGGCAGAGGCCAGCAGGCGAAGTCGTGCAAATCCAGAGCCGCCACACCGGTTTCGAAGATCGTGATTACAGCGAAGGCTTGATCGAGGGGGTGCCCGATGACGCAGCAAACTTCTGAAAAAAGAACTGGCGAGGCCAAAGAGCCTTTGTTCTCCGATGCAGTCTTTGACCGCATGTTTGGGGTGATCGACAAGCGCTCAGGCAAGTGCGAAGAGCACGGCGATTATGTGGACGTTTATTTTTCAGGCGAAAAAAACGCCCCGAAGGGCTGGAAGGGTTGCCCTGAATGCTCCCGCATTGCCCACGAAGAGACCCGAAAGCGCGAAGAGCAAGAGCGCCAGGCCGAAATGTACCGGGAGCGCATCGAGCGCACGGTTAATCTTTCCGGCATACCGGCCCGCTTCAAAGAAAAAACCTTCGACAATTTCGAAGCCGTGAACCGAAAAGCGGAAAACCATCTGGCCAAAGTTAAATCCTACGCCGATCTGGTGTGCAGTGAAGATCACGAAGGGCGCTGCCTGCTCATGCTTGGCAAGGTTGGTAACGGGAAAACACATCTGGCCTGTGCACTTCTGGCGCACACAATCCGCACAACCGGCCATGCCTGCCACTACTGGACATTCTCAGAGTTGGTGCGCGCCGTCAAAGGCTCGTTTGCCAAAGGTGCGGAGTATTCCGAAGAGGAAGTTTATCGGGATTTTGCACGCCCTCGGCTGGTTGTGCTCGACGAAGTTGGAATGCAGAACTTTACCGACTTTGAGCAAGCCGTCGCTTACGAGGCCGTAAACGCCCGTTACTTGGCACAACGACCAACTGTAGTCATAAGCAACCTTCAAGCCAAAGACCTGCCTCTGTGCATCGGTGAGCGCGTTGTAGACCGTTTGCGCGAGGGTGGCGGTCGTGCCCTCGACTTTGACTGGAAATCTTACCGTGTCGGAGGTGCTGCATGAAGCTGCAAAAAGTCTGCGCCCTGTACATGGAAGGATTGCGCCTGCGCGACCAGGCCGCACAACTCAGCCAACACATGCTCGCCAAGAAGTTTGAGCGCGCGCACAAAACCATCAGCAAGGTCGTAAACGGCATTCCGTGCAATGTCCCTGAAGACGAGCAGAGGTTGATCCGCGAATGCTCGTCAGAGCGTGACCGGCTGAAGTCGAAAGCCACTGAGCTTTCACTGATGCGCCTATGCACAAAGTACCGGATTTCTCACCACACCGTAGTCGCCGAACTTGAGCGCCTGGATGCGTGGAGGGCTGCGGCATGAGAGTGATTGACTTGTTTTCAGGCGCTGGAGGGTTCAGTACCGGCGCGCAAATGGCCGGTTGTGATGTTGTTTGGGCGGCCAACCATTGGCCTGATGCGGTTGAGTGGCACAGCAAGAATCATCCTGACGCGATGCACATCTGCCAAGACTTACACCAGGCCGACTGGTCGAAGGTTCCGGTGCACGACATGATGCTGGCCTCTCCGTGCTGCCAAGGTCACAGCAAGGCGCGAGGCAAAGCCAAGGGCAACCCGCAGCACGATGCAAGCCGAAGCACTGCATGGGCGGTTGTATCAGCCGCTGAGTACCACAAGCCGAAAATCATCATCGTGGAGAACGTGCCGGAGTTTCTGGACTGGCAGTTGTATCGCCCTTGGGAGCTGGCCATGAATGCCCTTGGATACGCCGTAAGCCCGCACATCATCGACGCTGCCGACCTGGGAGCGCCACAGAACCGGATACGCATGTTCCTGGTACTGACCCAGACCAAATCGCCGCTCCTGCTGAGCCTGCCGAAAATGACTCACAAGCCAGCGACATCGTTCATCGACTTTAAGGCTGGCAACTGGTCATTGATTGATAAGCCTGGCCGAGCAAAGGCAACGCTTGAGCGCGTAGCTGCTGGCAGATCTGCATTCGGTGATCGCTTCCTGACCTCGTACTACGGGAACACCAAAACAGGCCGGAGCCTTGACCGGCCAATTGGCACCATCACAACCCGTGACCGGTGGGCAATCATCGACGGTGATCGGATGCGGATGCTATCGCGCTGGGAATGTCGGGACGCCATGAGCTTTCCAGAGACTTATCAGTTACCGGACAACCACCGACTGGCTGTGCACCTGATGGGTAATGCCGTGTGCCCCGAGCCAGTAAAACAAATCATCAACGCAGTGAGGCAGGCAGCATGACCCAATGCAAACACTGCCAGATCGGCACACCACTACAACACGGCATCCACATGTGCGAATTCCACATGGAGCCGTGCGAGCGCTCAAAAGTCACTCAAAAGTTCAAGCTTGAGCCAATGGAGCGCGACACCTGGCACCAGCCTGCAAAGCGGGTTAAATCGGATGCGCCTTTTGTAGTTGGGGGTGGGAGATGAGCGCCGCCGTACAGCCTTTGACTGAATCACAATTCTTCGCACCTGCCAGCACGGACATGGTAGATGGCCTTGTTGGTCGATACCGGTCTGAGCGTGACCGCATGGAGCGTGTCGTTGATTACCTCTCCGGCGATGACTTCAAGTCGGTTGTCAGCTATTTCGAGGATGCAGCAAGACGCAAGGATCATAGAGCCGGATCTACGCCAAGCTTCCGGCTAGAGCAGGGGGTGGCCGCGCTGAATGCAAGCTATTGGCAGCAAGCCCTGAGCCTGACCGACGTTCTGGACTTCATGCCGAGCAAGCGCCGTGAAGAGTGGTTCAGCCAGATCCAAAAAATGGAAACGCCGGACTTCGAAGAGTCAACAGTTCGGGCAACACTTTCTGGAATGCTAGCCGCCCGCATGGACTTCCTTGCCGAAAAGGTTGACGGAATTTTTCGAGCCCTGAGTAAGACCCATATCACCAACCAGCCGGAAGGGTTTGGAAAGCGCATGATCCTGACCGGCGTCACGGATAGCTGGGGCTCATACGGCCGGCAGCAGACAGGCCACATCAACGATCTGCGCCAGGTTATTGCTAAATTCATGGGCCGTGATGAGCCGGACTACAACGCCAGCAACCGGGTTGTTGAGATTGCCAGAGAGAATCACCGGGGCGAATGGATAACTGTAGACGGCGGGGCGCTTCGGGTTCGTTGCTACCTGAACGGCAATGCCCACATTGAGATTCACCCGGACATATCCTGGCGCCTGAACGAGATCCTGCACCACCTGTACCCGACCGCCATTCCATCTCGATTCCGGCAGAAGCCGAAGCGCAAGGTAAAAGAATTTACCTTGATGGAAAGACCTTTACCTTTTGCCGTGCTGGAAGTTCTGCACAGGATGAGACCAGCTTACGACACGGCAGAGCGTAGCCGGAGCATGATCCCGAATACCGTTCGCATAGATGCGCACGGGAAGGACAAGCACGTTATTGCTGAGGTTGAGCAGGTGCTGGAGTTGTTGGGCGGCGTGAAGCAGAGCACCAACGCCTACAGCTGGTATCAGTTTGACTACGACCCGGACCCGGTCATAAAAGAGATCGTGTGCACCGGCGTTATCCCTGACCAGAAAAGCCACCAGTATTACCCGACACCCGAAGGTATTGCGCGGGATGCGGTGGAGTTGGCCGAGCTTGAGATTGACATGTTGGTGCTTGAGCCTTCAGCCGGAACCGGAGGTCTCGCTGACATAATTCAGAAGTATGCGCCGGTTCAATGCGTAGAGATAAGCGGCCTGCACAGTCGTGTTCTTGAGAGCAAGGGCCATGCGGTTCACAAGGTCGATTTTCTCAAGTGGGGTACTGAACACCTATTCCCGCGCATAGTAATGAACCCGCCTTATAGCCAGGGCCGCTGGCAGGCTCACATCGAACACGCGGCAACCATGCTTCGGCCTGATGGCGTGCTGGTAGCGATCCTGCCATCCAGCGCAAAAGGCAAAGGGCTTATTCCAGGCTACTCGCACACCTATTCCCGAGTTTACGAAAACCAGTTCAAGGGCGCGTCCGTTGACGTGGTGATCGTGAAGATGGAGGCGCAATCATGACTGGCACAGGAAAACACAGCAGAGAGGCAGCAAAAGACAGCATGGCGGAAAATGGCAGAACGCAGCACGAGATCATTCTTGAGGCGCTGGAGGCCAGACCGCTATCGCGCTATGAGATTGCCAGCCTTATCGGCACAAACCCGCTGGCAGCCATGAGGCCAATTGCTCAGCTGAGAGAGGCGGGGCGCGTGAGGGTAACAGGAAATGGCGATTATGAGCTGATACCGGACTTTGGGGGTGCGGCGTGAGTCGGCGCGAACTGGTAAAGCTAATCAAATCCCCTGACGACATATTCCCCGCCGCGCAGTGTGTGAGCCAGATGGCACACAAAGGGCTCCCCGCTGGAAGCGTTCAGATCACTGTAGGCCGTGAGAAGCGCAGCACCGACCAGAACAGCAAGCTGTGGCCAATGCTTGGCGACGTTGCCGAACAGGTCGAATGGTACGGGCAGAAGCTGTCAGACGAGGATTGGAAGCATGTATTCACGGCAAGTCTAACAAAGCAGCGGGCGGTGCCTGGTATTGATGGCGGGTTTGTCGTGCTGGGCCAGTCTACCAGGAACATGAAAAAGGATGAATTCAGCGATCTGATCGAACTGATGTACGCTTTCGGCGCTGAGCACGGAGTCCAGTGGTCAGAAAAGGCGCTGGCGATCTATGACGAGATGATGGAGGCGAGGGCGGCATGATCCACAAAGGCACTGGCCAAACCCGGCGAAAAGAAAAGCGCGAACTGTCTGACGAGATCGAGCGCCAGACGGCGGAATATTTGGCAAGAAAAAGCAAGATCCAGGCGGAAGATGTAGACAAGACGAAAGTGGTGGGTCTGACATGGCGCAACTACGCGCAGACGGCGATGGAGGATGTGGAGTGAAGAAGTGCCGGGTGTGCAAGGCCAAGTTTGAGCCGTTTAACTCGCTGCAGGTGGCCTGCTCTGCATCGTGCGCCCTGCAGTATGCGCAGAAAGACCTGCAGAAAGCCGCAGAAAGAAAGGCCAAGGAGCAGCGCAAGTGGGTGCGAGAGCAGAAAGAGCGCCTGAAAAGTCGCGGGGATCACACCAGAGAGGCGCAGCAAGCCTTCAATGCCTATATCCGGGAGCGTGACGCAGACCTGCCGTGCATATCGTGCGGCACCTACACGGCTGGCCAGTATCACGCGGGGCACTATCGCACCACCAAGGCAGCGCCAGAACTCCGGTTTGACGAGGCCAACGTGAATAAACAATGTGCACAATGCAACAACTTCGACAGCGGCAATATCGTTGAGTATCGCATCAATCTGATTAAGCGCATCGGGCAGGCGGAAGTTGATCGACTGGAAGGGTTGACGCCGCCAAAGCACTACACCATAGACGACCTGAAAGAGATCAAGGCCAAGTACCGGGCCATGAAGCGCGAACTTGATCGGGAGAGGGCAGCATGAGTTTTGACGAGAACCGCATGGACATAATCGGACAAAACGGCAACACGGCAGAGCATTACGATCCTCCCGCAGCAGAATTTAAGCGCACAGCGCCTGAGTTCTTGCGGCAAGCCGAACAACTAATGATCGAGCGCGGCAAGCAATACGACCAGCCGGACGGTGAGCGCAGCATGGGGCGAGCGATTGAAGCGTTTAATGCTGTCACCGGAAAAGATCTGTCAGAGCCTGATGGGTGGCTGCTCATGAGCCTTCTCAAGCGCGTGAGGCAGTACAGCGGGGGTTACCACAAGGACAGCGCCGAAGATGCAGTAGCTTATGCCGCACTGGAAGCTGAAGCGCTGGAAAGGGTGAGGTGATCCAGCTAACCGCCATAGTGGATGGTAAGCAGGCCACGATGCTGACCGGTAACAGCATCGAAGAGGCCGAAAGAAGTTGCCGGGACAGGTTTGGGGCGATGTTTAACGAAATGCGGGGATGAGATATGGCGATGGTTGAGCGCACGACGGAAAGCAGGGCGGCACGAAAGCAGGCGGAAGTGATCGTTGATATGGCGCTGGACGTGATGCTGGACGCCGACAATGACATTGCCTGGCAAGGGCGCAGCATTATAGGGGCGCTGGTGGATTTCAAGGGCGAGATACCCAGATCGTCTGGGTTCAGCGGGTTCTGCAAGCTGGCAGGCAAGATCGATCGCATGAAGCGCTGGAGCGATATGCACTTGATGGCCTGCATGGTAGTGCGCAATTTGTCCGACCGGCAGCGTGAGGCGGTGGCGTATGACCGGTTTTACCGGGGCAGAACCAAGGCGGCCATTGACCCATTCACGCCGGAGAAGCGCATTGAGATTTATTGGGACGACCAGAGGTGTGCGGATAGCCTGCGATGCTCAGTATCAGCGTTCCGGAGCCGGGTGTATGAGGGGTACAGTTCGATAGAGTCGATGATGCAGGCTCAGGTTACAAGGCGGGCAGCCTGACAAAAGACTGTTTGACAATTTCGGATCAGAGTGTAGACTTGGAATCACGGTCAAAGTTGACCCCGAAAACCGCCCTCACACCAGAGCTGGCGGTTTTTTTGTGCCCAAACAAAGCCAGCCGGGAGACGAAGATGGCTACTTGCGATTATCAAGAAGAGATTAAAGCCAAGGGTTTGAATGCGCCGCGTGTTACGCCAGACCACATTGAAAGCGTTATTGTGGCCGGAAGCTATCATGTATTTCCTGGCACTACGGTAACGGTATGCTGCCTGACTTTGCGCAACGGCTTCACCGTGATTGGCGAGTCAGCCTGCGCAGACCCTGCCAACTTCAACGAAGAGCTTGGCCGGAAAATCGCCCACGACAATGCTAAAAACAAGATTTGGCAACTTGAGGGGTATCTTCTCCGTCAAGAGTTGAGCCAGAAAGAATCCGTGGCAGACTGCCAAACAGCGTAATCAACACGACCCTGGCCAATGCTCAGCACGCCGGGGTTTTTATTTTCCAGATGCCGAGACCGCCCATGAACCGCGAGCTACTCAGATCACAACTTGATCGGCACGAAGGACTGCGTCTGCGTGTTTACCGGGACACTGTGGGCAAGGCGACCATTGGCTATGGCCGAAACCTGGACGACGTGGGCATAAGCCGCGATGAGGCAGAATTTATGCTCAATAACGACATTGAAAAAGTTGAGCGTCAACTGGCGACGGTTAGCGAGTACCGTGAGCTGGACGCAGTGCGCCAGACCGTTATCGCAAACATGTGCTTCAACCTCGGGTTTCGCGGGCTGATGAACTTCTCCCGCATGTGGGCGGCCATTGGCAAGGGTGATTACGAAGAGGCCGCCAAGCAAATGATGAAGTCAAAGTGGGCCAGTCAAGTCGGTACGCGCGCCGTTGAGCTCTCGGAGATCATGCGTACTGGCGGAGTTGACGGTGACTGATATGGTTGATCGCCGAGGCTGGCACATCGATAAAGGCGTCAATATCGCTGTCATTATCACTGTGCTGGGTATTGCGTACGCCGGCGTACAAAAGCTGTCCGTTCAAGATGAGCGAATAAGTAAGATCGAGCTGAGCGTCCAGTACCTACAGCAATCCCGCGTCAGTGATCAGCAGCGTACTGAAAAGAAGTTTGATGAGATCAAAACGGATCTCAGAACGATCAACGCCAATCTGCTAAGACTGCTGGAAAAACGTGAACAACCCTCCCGATAACAACATGTACTGGCGTCACCGTCGCAGGTTAGCGTTTGTCGCAATGACGGCCTTGGTAACAACACTCGGCGCTGCTATCGCGGGCTTTATAAGACCAGAGGCGATGCCGTTGATTGAGGGTCTTTCTTGGACGTTCACGGCGATAGTGGTCAGCTACTACGGCAACAATGCTTTTGAAGCGTTCGCGAATAGACCAAAATGATACTCGGACGAATCAAGATGATTGCATTGGCGATTGCAGGCACAGCATTCCTTGGTCTTGGTGCTTTGTCTTGGTGGCTACACGAAAACAACCAGGCGCTCGTCTCAGAACAGCAAAGGCTCAAACAAACAAACACAGCGCTGGCAGACTCAGCCGAGAATCAAAAGGCCGTTGCCGACACTCTCGCCGCCGACATCAGCAAGCGCGACGATCTGGCACAAAGAGCGATACAGGCCCGAGACGAGGCCGATAAACGACTCAACCGAGTAAGGCAGCAACTACATGACGCACTGGAAGCAGATCGCTGTGCTCGTGAGCCTCATCCCGCTGCTCTCGGTGACTGGCTGCGCAAGCACTCAGACGGTCTATAAGACCAACACGATCTATCGCAACCCTCCCGCCTTTCTGCTGGCTGACTGCCCAATTCCTGAGTACACCGGCACGATCTGGGAAGATGTTGCCGCGTATACGGGAGAGGTACTAACCATGCTGAGCATCTGCAACACAGATAAGGAATTGCTGAGGGATTGGGTGAGCACGCATGAGTAAGCTAACCCCAAAACAACAGCGCTTTGTCGAAGAGTACCTTATCGACTTAAACGCTACTCAGGCTGCAATCAGGGCTGGATATAGCAAGAAAACGGCCTACAGAACAGGCGCTGATAACCTCAAGAAACCTCAAATTGCCGAATTGCTTGAAAAAAGATCATCTGAAAGATCTGGAAGAACTCAGACTGACGCTGATTATGTTCTTACTCGGCTTCGCGAGATCGACGAACTGGATATTGCCGACATACTAGATGACGCTGGCAAAGTAAAACCTGTCACTCAGTGGCCGAAGCCGTGGCGCCAGTCTATTACAGGCGCGGACCTGCACGAGCTTCAGGTGGGCGACGTAATGACCGTTGTCCGCAAGATCAAGTGGCCGGACAAGCTGCGCACCCTTGAGCTGATAGGCAAGCACGTTAGCGTAAAAGCGTTTGAGGAGTCGCAGCAGGGCGGGTCTGAGGATCTGGCCAAGGCACTTTCAGATCTGGCCGACAAGCTACCAGGATGAGCCCGGCAACGAAGCGACAGCTTGAGCGTTGGTACAAGCTCAAGGACATACCCGAGCAAGTGCGGCTCATTACTGAGCAGGCGCGGTTCAAGGTTGTTCCAGCCGGCCGTCGATCCGGCAAGACCGAGCGAGCCAAACGGTTTCTGGCCAAGCAGGCTATGAAGAATCCCGGTGAAACCTACTTTGCGGCGGCTCCAACTCAGGATCAAGCCCGAAAGATATGGTTTGACGACCTGTGCGCGTTAACCCTTTCATCTGTGCACCCTTCGCGGCCAAAGGTAAGCCCGCAACCGATCATCACGCTCCCCAACGGCACCGAGATACACATCATCGGGATGGATAAGCCGCAGCGGATTGAAGGCATTGGCTGGACCGG